TCAAATTGGTTGCCTCGGCCAATCCTCCTCCTCTAGCTTCGGCCACATAGGCAATAGCTCGACGCGCGACAATTGCACGCAATAACGCTTCCAGTCCTCCAGTCTGCTCAGTTCGAACGACGAGGCCATGCCCAATTCGGCGGCATCCTCCAAAGGACGGCGATTCTGATAGGCGGCGGTCAGCCTCTCCTGGACTTGCCGCCGGGCAGCGACAGCTTGTGCTGCCGACTGCGCCGCGCTATCCACCCCCCAGGCATCGCCTCTCCAAGCGGCAAAGGGCGGCGGCTGCAATTCAGTGGCATTCAAACTATCCGGGGTATCTCCGATAATCGCGGATATTTGCCGGGCATCCGCCTTGCTCCACAACGGCACCTCCCGCCAATCTGCATGCAGCATCCAGGTTTGGTTATCGTACACGGCAATCTGGCGCTCGCCCGGCTGCGGAGGCTCCTGTTCTGTGGCAAAAGCCGGCACCAGCCAGAATTCCTTCGGATCCATGGGGGATAGGGTCGCCTGATTCGAACCGAGATATTCGCCGGTTTGCGGATGGTAGCTATAAACGGTTTTCTGTGTTTCCATCGCAGAAGTCCTTAGTATTTGATACAAGCAAGCAAAGCAACGTTGCGAGGACGGGTTTCTCCTCCTCCGGTTCGCTCAGTGAAATAGCGGCCCGTGCGCAAATTGCTTATTCCCGGACCAGAGTTATCTGCCGAGACAACGCCATCCCCGGAGTTGTCATTGATAATGAAGGCTGCAGTATTGAATACCTCGATGGTGTTGATGCCATGGCCATGCGCCTCGATGCTTTGAGCTTGCGACGCGCCAGCCAGCCGTCCGGCATCGACGCCACGGCCATCATCCAGACTACGGATGAATTCCCCCCGCAGTTCAGGCAGACAAAATAGATTGTTGGGATCGGCGTTGGGTCGTTTTGGATCAGGATTGGGAAACCTGTCTTGAATCACCGCATACAAACTGGCATAAGAAGCCTTGGGCACATAGGAGCCATCGCACTTCAACCAACCGGATGGCGCTTTGTCCGAAGCGAAGTAGGCAATCTGTCCCGTGGGAATCACACTGCCATTGATCTGGCTGCTGCCTAGCAATGGCAAGCCACTCACCAACTCAAATGCCACATCCAACTGCGCATCGGTGCTGCCGGGCGCATCTCCGCGATACCGCTCTACCCCCTGCCCTTCACCACAGCCGGCCCGGCCGATCAGAATATAAGCGCTGCGATATTGGAATTTATCGCTGGCGAAAACCTGGCTGCTGGCGCCACAACGATACATGGCTTGCGGAAATCCCCCGGTCAACCTTCCCCCTTGTGGTTCGTCGAAGGTATACACGATAACCGTCGCGCCATCGGGTGCCGCGTTCAGCCAGTCTGCCGCCACCTTATCCTGGCCGCTGCTCCCAGCAAGATCAAAGGTCGCTGCGCGATTGACAGTGCCGGTAACATCCAGCTGCACCATATTGTAGTTTCGCGCCGCCGGCCCGACCGCAACTCCATCGATCTCCACGCCAGCCGTGCCATTCTTCACGGAATAACCGCTGGCTCGGACACGGACCATCCGACGGCTGTTGATCTTGGCTGCCACTTTGGATAGATCGCTTGCGCTGGCGGCATCTACGATGCCATATCCCGCCAGCGTGGTCGCTTTAGCGGCAAACTTCTCATGCAACCAACCGTAAACGCCACTCCACAAACCATTCTTAGTCACACTCAACAACGCCTGGTTATCGATCTTCAACTGCAACTCCTGGGTTCCTAAATTGGAACCCGCGCCGCCAATCGCAAACAAGCCGGTATCCCCATCGGACTCAAAAGCATAACCGGTAGTACTGGCATCCGAGCCTATCGAATCTCCTTTCTTGGCCCGAAAAGCAGAACCCCATACCCGGCCATCTTGATCCTTGCCAGCAGCATCGGCAATGCCATAGCCCACCAAGGTAGTCGACTTGTCAGCCTTGCTGGACAACTGCTTAGTGATGGTCGCTGCGTAGTTGCTGTCGTTGCCAAGAGCAGCCGCTATCTCCTGTAGGGTATTCAATGCGCCTGGAGCGCCCGCGACGATGCCGTCGACAGCAGTCTTCAGCTCAACCTTGGATGCAAATTTCTCTTCCAATGCGCCATAGGCTGGCGTCCAGATGCTGCCATTTTTATAAACATTAAAAGCCTTGGCTGAATCGATATATAAGCTGAGGTTGTCGGTACCTGTATTTGGATTATTGCCAACAGCATCGGCAAACAGACCTGTATCACCATCAGCTCCAAACGCAAAACCAACGGCAGCGTCATCGTTACCCGGCGCCCCTTTGTTGCTACGGAAAGCGCTGGCCCATGCCCGGCCACCGGCATCTTTGCCGACGCCATCAACAATGCCATACCCCGCCAGCGTGGTCGGCTTGCCGCTCGCGATCTTGCCCCAGTCGTGCGCCGGCACGTCGTCTCCGATCATCTGGCGCGCCGCGGCGACGCGACCTTTAGCGTCCACGGTCACCATGCCGTAGCTGCCCGGCGTCACGCCGCTGTCGCGCAGCGTCAGCTGGCCGCTGACATCGCGGCTGCCATCGAACATCACATTCCAGCTGCCGTCGCCGGTCGCCTCGATCTTGCGCGCTGCGCTCAGCTTGGCGGCGTTGCCGGCCGGCTGTTTGCCGCTCGCTAGTTGCTCGACCTGGTCCTTCAGATAGACGGTGCGGTTGGCAAGCTGCTTGCCTTGCAGATTGTCGATGCCGTCCGGCCCGGCCAACACCGGGTCGGAGGTTTCCAGTTGATAGATGCCGGGTTCCCAAAACAGCTTTTCCTGCAGATTGGCCATGTCATTCCTCACGGTCATGAATAGTGATGGACTGCCGACCCGCAGGCGGCAGAAGCGAAATCATGACCGTGGCAATGAACGCATGCCTCCCCGTCCAAGCGCCTGAGCCGCGCTAGGTGCGCGGCAAAAAACCGGCCTCAGACAGAGGCCGGTCTTCCGGTCAGGACGACATGGTGCCTAATCTGGAAAGATAAAACTTCTAACCGTAATTAGAAAATCGCTTTAACACCATCAAGGCTTAATCCGAGAAAGTTGCAAGGGGTCTGGCTTGGAACCATTACTCCATGCGCGACAAGCATTAATAAAATCAGACATGGCACTCTTTTCGCCTTGAGAACCTTCACGCAGAACATTCATTTGTCTCCACACAGGATAGGCCTGTAATATATACTCCTCACAAACAGTTTTCGCCTCATCTACCGCACATAAACAACTGAACTCGTCTATATCAGACCCCAGCCGCTCTACCAGCATATCCAACAAATACTTCTCTTGAACAAAGCCATAAGGCTGGCCGTTTCTAAATACTTGCATACTCCCTCCTCAGCACGAGACCATATAGTTCTGATTAAACGGCACCGCCAAATATGGCAAAGCCATATAAACCTCCACATCCCCCTCGCCAACCCCCAAAGAAAATTGGGCACCACCTAGCGCTGTCACTCTTGAAATACTAACCATACCAGAATATCGATACCAGCCATCAGGAGCTGCCGCGGTCATTTTCGAATCAATGACCACCACCCCTGGATTAAATTGCATCCCTTTACTATCCCACATATAACCGGCATCGGAACCCAAGCCTATACTACCTCTAGCCACAAAAAACCAAGCAGAAAAATAAACGAGATTAGTTGAAAGAGGCAGTTTCACCCCCATAAAAACCGATCTAAAACCCGGGGTACGCGGCTGGTTTGGTGCCGTAATTTTCATAATGCCACCATTTAGCATGCCCCCCCAACCACCTGACAGCCCGCCTCTCTCACTCCGTCCACCCATATAATTCACGCCAAACCAGAATGGGCTATCCGGTGTTGCATTCGCTGGAGCGCTGGCTGTTGCGTTAGCCGGCTTCGTATCCGTATATGGTCCCTCATACCCTTTAGAGTAGGGATGGACTGCTTTAATCATCACCCCTCCCCCAATGACACTGAACCCCGCCGGAATTACGTTTTCATCAATTTGAGTCATATGGCTATTGGCAATTAAGTTTGGCGGCATCAAACTCACTACGCTACCGACTGCGCTATTCAAATCCGACTTACTTGCCGCATCGACAATGCCGTACCCCGCCAGCGTCGTCGCCTTGTCCGCCTTGCCCCCCAGCTTGCCGTCCACCGTCGCCGAGTACTTGGGGTCGTTGTTCACCGCGGCAGCCAGCTCCTGCAGCGTGTTCAAGTTGGCCGGCGCGCCGGCCACCAGGCCATTAACCGCAGTTTGCAAATCGTTCTTGCTGGCGGCATCGCCGATGCCATACCCCGCCAGCGTGGTCGGCTTGCCGGTGGATATCTTGTTCCAGTCGTGCGCCGGCACGTCGTCGCCGGTCATTTGCCGGCCTGCGGTGACCCGTCCTTTCCCATCCACGGTCACCATGCCGTAGCTGCCCGGCGCCACGCCGCTATCGCGCAGGGTCATCGCCGCGCTGGCGTTGCCGCTGCCATCGAACATCACGTTCCAATTGCCGTCGCCAGTCATCGCGATGTTGCGCGGCGTTTTCAGCCTATCGGCGAACTCCGCCACCAGCGCGCCGGAAACCAGATCATCGATCTGTTTTTTCAGATAGGCGGTGCGGTTGGCCAGCTGCTTGGCTTGCACGTTGTCCACCCCATCCGGCCCGGCCAATACCGGGTCGGAGGTTTCCAGTTGATAAATACCCGGTTCCCAGGCGGATTTTTCTTGCAGATTGGCCATCAGGCAGTCCCTCGGTTGAATTGCTTGTTGCGGCGGATGACGCCGTTGTGGCGGTTGGCCACAGCTTGGTACTCCAGGCTGGCCAGCTGGCAGCGCGCCGGCGCGTACAGCGCCAGCATGCGGCGCAGCTGGGCGGCCTGGTCGTTGGTGATGGGCTGGTTCAGCAGCACCCGGTATTGGTTCCAGCTGTTCGGGTCGCCATGGACGTAGTAGCCGTTGCGGCGGATGAGGCCGTCGCGGCGCTGGCCGGCCAGGCCCTCGATCAGCCCAACCTCGCCCAGGCCCAGGCGGCGGATCACCTCGCGTATCGCCCACGGCGTGCCCTTGTAGCGGTGCAGCTCGTTGGCGCTGTGCAACAACGCGCGGCGGGCATCGTCGGACTCGGCCAGCGTCCAGCCTTCCTCGCCGTGGATATGGAATTGCTCGGCCAAGAGCGGCAACACGTCCGGCTGCACAGTGTCGATCAGGTTGACCAGGAACACCGACAGATCAAGGCCCGACACCCGCTCGGTGAGCCGGGACAGCGGCCCGAAGCGCTGGTCGCGCGCCAGGATGGAGGGAACGGCGTCAGTCATCGCTCTCGCCTCCTGGCTGGGAATATCCGCCCGTCGCCGCTTGACGGCGCGGGCGAAGGCCGGGTTGCAGATGCATGGAGACCTCCTTGTGTTTGAACGGGGATGAGAGGTGGGACGGAGCGCCTGCGCGGTCCGCGAATGGGAAGGGAGCAATGGCGGCGGAACGGCCGCCGGAGAGGATTCAGCGAACGTGCATAGCCACGCGCAGCACGGCCAGCGAACGGAAGCGGCAGCTCAGCCGAGCGGGCTCTGGCTGGCTAGGCGCTTGAGGGCGGGATGGTTGATCGGATTGGGAAGACGGGGAGGACGCGCGCGCATCGGGCGCGGAGGAATGGGAGGGGAACATGGATGGGCTCCTGGAAGCCGAGAGAGGAGAAATATCGAAGTGGTGCGCACCAAAACGGTGGCAGAGAATACAAAAGGGAAGATCAGAGGAAGATTGCGTATCCAACTCGAGGGATGAGCAAGACAGAGTGTAAAGGCTAGGAGATTATAAAGACAAGTTTGGAAAGCAGGAGAGGAAGCCACCGAGCACAGGAACGAGCCCAGTGGCAGCAATACTATTTATATCCAAGACCTCTAGTTAAGTGATTAGAAAAGACTTTTCACACTCAATTGATTCGAATTATCAAACCCAAAGCTCTAGTTTAATTAATCGCCAAGCAGAGCCAGAATAATTCAAGCAGTCACCTTGCTGAATGCAGTCTGTAGAGCCAATAGCGCTTCAGAGTGATTTAAAGATTCCTCGATCTCAGCACGCCCTGTTTTTAAAATTTCACTCAGCTCAGACAACAGCAGTCTAACTTTATTAGCGCGTCCTACAATATCGTCCGCGGCACTACGAGCTGACATACCTTTCTCATCAGCCCATGCTTGAATCAAAATAGGTGGCACACTCTGATAGTTACTGGAAACGAATGCCAATGCAGCAGTTTCTGCCGCATAGGCATCAATCCAGCCAAATGCTTCTCTTATCGCCAGTTGCCGACGTTCAGAAACAAACTGGTTCAATCTTTGGCACAAACCGACATGCAGAGCAGGCAGCGGCATATCCTCTGCTTCGTAACCAATGTATTTTTCACCATCATACACAACATTTATCTTCCCAAACATATCTTATCCCTCAAAAAACATCAATATTAGTCAGAACCCAATTCAATGTGCTAGGCAATGTGCCGCCAGAAACTCCATAAACGTACTTTCCCTTCAAATTCTCAGAGAACTTCACCGATGACCCTACGAATGCAATAGCAGCGCCACCAGAATTAACCAACCACCCTTTAAAATCATCTGGAGCAAAAACAGTTGAGTTCCACAACTTAACCTGCATAACAGGTTGCCCACCCCAAGCTACCGAAGAAAAAAGACTTGTATAGCCAAAATTCATCTTATCAGGCTCATCCCCGACGACACTCGGCAACTTAAAATCTATGTTACCGACAGATACTGATGCGCCAAAATCAAACGAAAATCCAGATAGGATCCTGATCCTCTCACCATTGTAAAGATAGTCACAATACTTAACTGTATATTTCTTTCTATCACCAACACCAATGATATAAAGAAACTTTCCATTGACAGCAATACGCCTATCAGCCACATAATCACTATTCAAAAACACTACCGCCCCACCACCAAAAGGTGTGGCATTAAGCGCCGCCTCAATACTGAAAAATGGTGAACTTTCACTCCCATTATTTTTATCATCGCCTTTAGCTTGATCAACATACCAAGTTTTCAGCAAATTAGGCACAGCAGCCACCGCCTTCAACACAGACTGATCAATCTCATTCTTTTTGCCATTAAACGTAGAAATCAACCCATTCGTCGCCGTCACCAACTCGGCGATTTTTCCTTCCAAACTCATAATCATCCCCTGAGGTTAGGTACATCAAAACAGTGCGATATCCTGGCGATACCGGAGAAACTCCATCCAAACTCGGCTCGCCATTTTTATGTATTGGTATTCAACCTGCCTGCCGCGCCAGCTTGCGTTGCAAGATGGCTTGGGCCTGCTCCTGGCTGCGCAGCCAGTTGTCGCGGACCACTCCGCGCCGGGATTCGTCGATTTGGGCGGCGGCGACCGCCGCCATCCATTCCTGCCACTCCAGGCGCGCGGCCTGTTGCTGGGCCTCCATCCGGGACAGCTGCTGCTGCAGCAGATCCAACTGGCGGTTGAACACCTGCTGTTGCCGGTCCTGCGCTTGCAGCTGGTCGTCCCGCGCCACGCCGCGTCCTGCTTCGTCTATCTGCGCGCTTGCCAAGGCAGCCAGCTCGCCCGCCAGGCTCAGATTCAGGCCCGCCCCGGTGGACTGCACGGTCACGCAGTCTGCCGGCACGCCGGACAGCGCCAGGTCGTAGGCCAGCAGCAGCTGCATGCCGGCCTGCTTATAGGCCAGGGCTTGAGTGGGGTGGGACCAGATGGCCAGCGGCTGGCCGCTTTCCAGAATGAAGGCGACTTCGCGGATCCAGAACTCCTTGTCGTCGTCGGCCAGCGCGGTGAGATGCAGCTGGCGCGGGCCTTCGCTCCTGCCGTCGGCGATCGGGTAGCGGGCGCGCTCGCGCTTGAGCGTGGTCTGGCCGGCGCTGGGCGCGTAGCTGGCGTCGCCGAGGGCGACGTGGGTGATCCTCAGCTGGACGCCGTCTCGGCTGGCCAGCTGAATGGCGGCCAGGCCGCTATCCAGAATGATGGGGATCAGCGGGGTGCTGCTCATCGGTTTACCTCCATATTGGCGCGCACCACGGCCAGCGGCTGGATGGCCCCGGCCAGGCGCAGCGTTGCGAAAAACGGCTTGGCCGGCGGCGGCTCGCAGGCGGCTTGCGCCCGCCGCAGCGCGCGGCCCTGCAAGGCGCCGGCCAGCCGCAGCGGCTGGTCGAACGCGGCGCCCAGCCGGAAGCGGTAGGCGCTGCGCGCCGGCTTCACCTGGTCCACCATGCGCCGCAGGCGGCGATACAGCTCGGCGTTCAGCACCGGTTCGCCCGGCATCAGGTTGTCGTTGACCCAGGCCATCAGATCGAAGGTGTGGGGCTGGCCGGCCTGCTTTTCCTGCCACCACTCGGTCAATTTCACCTGCACGCCCAGTACCCGGAACACCTCGTTCACCGCCCACGGCGTGCCCTTGTAGCGATGCAGTTCGATCGCGCGCTTGATCAGCTCGCGCTGCTGCGTCTCGCCGGCGGCCAGCAGCCAGCCTTCGTCGCCGGACACGTGGAACTGCTCGGCCAGCAGCGGCAGCAGCCTGGGCTGCGCGCAATCCACCAGGTTGACCAGCAGATCCAGGGTGTCGAAACGGCCTTGCGTCTGCGGATTGGCCTCGTCCCCGCGCGGCACGCCCAGGCGGCGGGTCAGCTCGGCCAGCGGGCCGAAGCGGGCGTCCCGCGCCAACAGGCCCGGCGTCGCGTCCTTAGCCATTGTTGAGGCTGTCCACGGTCAGGCCCGCGATGCCGTTGGTGCAGTGCGCCCAGCCGTAGGACGGCACTTTCTGGACGGCGGCCGGCTGCTGCAGATTCACCTGGTACACGCCCGGCACCGACAGCGCCGCCACCAGCTGCGACGGCACGATGTCGTTGCCCAGCTTGGCCTGCTGGGTTTGCAGGTAGGCTTGCAGCGCATCCTGCGCGCGCTGCAGCACCTGCTTGGCGTCGGAGCCGGCATAGAGCTGCAAGCTGGCCGCCACCTGGTAGGCGAACTCCACCGGCGGCTTCACCGACACCCTGTCGGTCAGCGGCCGCACGCGATCGGCGCTGCAGGTGTTGGCTACCTTGGCCCGCAGGTCGTCGCTGGGCAGCCCGCCGCTCACCAGCGGATACAGCCAGACTTCGCCCGGCTGCGGCACATCCTCCGGTTTGCCGCCCTCTTCCAGATTGTTGGCGCTGACCACCGCCACATCGACGATGCTTTGGTCGGCGCGCAGCGCGTGGTGGCGATAGGCGGCGGCGCTGCCTGCCACGCTGAACGACTCCGGCGCCAGGCGGATGCGCTGGCGCAGCCGCTCGTCGTCCTCGGCGTCGGCGCCGCCGGCGCTGACTTCCGTGTTCCTGACGGCCACGCTCACGCTCAGGTCGTCCACCAGCTGGTTGATGGCGCCCGGCTCCTGGCCGTTGCCGTCCATGCCCGGCTCCACCGCCACCACGGCCAGCGTCACCGGCACCTCCTGGTCTTTCAGGATGTTCACCACCGCCTCATCGATGGTCTGGAACTGGATGTCGCCGCGGCCGGCCACCAGCGTCTGCCGCTTGATGACCACCGTCTGCGGAGCGCCGGCCGCGAAGGTGAAGCTCACCTTGCTGCGCGCCGGCTGCGCCGGCAAGCGGGTGACGCCCACCAGCTCGCCCAGGTAGTCCAGCATCGGCGCGCGGGCGAAGGCCACCAGGTTTTGCCGCCCGGCGTCATTGAAGGCGGCGCGGGCCACGCTTTCGCGGTAGGCGATCAGGTCGATCAGCAGCCGCTCCACCTGGCCCGGATACAGCGTCTTGCCGGCCATGTTCTGGTAGGCGGTGATCAGCTCGTTGGTGATTTGCTGCGGATCGTCGTCGATAAACTTCGGAAGGTCGGTCGTCGTCTGATTCATGGCTCTTGTCCTAGATTCACAGCCTGAGTTCGGTTTCGCGGATCACGCCGTCGGCCAGCTTCCATTGCGCGCACAAGTGCGCGCCGCCGTCGGCCTCGATGCTGAACAGCACCTTCAGCAGCTGGATGCGCGGCTCGCCGTACAGCGGATGGCTGATCGCCGCCACCGCCTCCCGCACCACATGCGGGCGGGCGCGGTCCACCGGGTAATCCAGATAGCGAAACAGGTCGCTGCCGAACTCCGGCCGCAACGGATCGCTGCCCTTGGGCGTGCCCAGGATGATCCGCAAGGCCTGGTGGATGTCGTCCAGGTTCTCGACGATGTCGGCGACGCCGGCGCCGGGTCTGGCATCGCGCGGCTGCAGCGCCGGCTGCCAGTGCAGGGATGAGATGTCGGTTAGCTGTGTCATGGCCTTATGGTGCCAAAGCGCCGCCGGCGGGGCTTTTAAACCGGATTAGGAACGGAGTGGAAACCCGCCCGTTTTCAGCGGGGGTGGCGGCGGCGCTTGGAGGAGAGTGGGTTGAGTCCGCCATCCGGATGCGGACGGGCTGGGGAAATGGCGCGCCCCGTTAAAAAAGGCGCGCCGGACAAGGCGAAGGAACAGATGAGCGGGATGGTCCGATCAGACCGCGGCCGGGCCGCTGGCCAGCACTTCGGCGGCCCGGCCCTTGCCGATCAGGCCGGCGGCCTCCAGCGCCTGGACGCCGTTCTGGGTGACCGCGTCATCCAGGCTGATGTCGCGCGCCAGGGTGAAGCGCTCCCACCAGGGCCGCAGCGCCGGATTGTCGCCGAAGGCCTTGAGCATCGCCTGGATCTCCGCGTCGGTGAAGCGCGCCATGAACTGCTTGTGCGTCATCCGGCGCGGAGCGGCGACAGCGACGTCGACCGCCCAGACGAAAGCCTGGACGCTCGCCGCGTCGGTCAGCGCGTCCACCGCCTGCTCGGCGGCGTTGGACGAGCGGCGGATCGCCTCGCGCTCGGCCAGCGCCGCGTCCACCTCGGCCAGGGTGCCCCAGCCGGCGGCCTCGCGCTCGCGGGCGCGTTGCAGCTTCCAATCATCGGCCTCGATCAGGTGGGCGGCCTCCAGCTTGATGCGGGCCTTGCGGGCCGATTTGGCCTGTTTGAGGAACGCTGACGGGTCGCGGACTAGACCCTTGCCGTCATAGGCCCACTCGGCGATGTCTGCCGACTGGAAGTCCTCCGGCAGATCCAGCAGTAGTTGATTTTTTTCCGCCGTCGCGCCGGCGTTGGCGATGCCAACGATGGCGTTGACGTTGAGATCGATGATCGCTTTTTGCATGTCGGCCATTCCTTAGTTCATGTTCACCACGTAAGCCTGGAACGGGAAATTGCTGGTCCAGGTGTAATGGCACAGGTTGTTGTAGGCCCTCACCCGAGGGGCCCAAGCGTTGGTGGTAGTGAATACATCGTCGCCAGCGCCGGAACCGCCAGCCAAGGTACGCATGTAGTTCGTGTCGTTGCCGCTGGCATTTTTCACGCGCAGCGTCATGCTCTTGCCGCTGACAAAGACGGCGGTGAGGTTGGATGGGTTGTTGTTCATCATGCTGACCTGCGGATGAGTCTGCAGCGCATCGAGCACCGCCGAAGGCGCGTTCTGGATCGCGGCCAGAGCCGTGGCGCTGGCCCAGATGGCGGCGCGGGCGACCGCGGAACTGAGCAAGGCGGACATCGTTGCCGCAGATGCGGCAACGACCGTCATCGCAGGTTGGGACGCCACCACCGCAGCCATCGCCGTCGGCGATGCCAACACCGCAGCCATCGCTGTCGGCGATGCGATCACCGAAGCCATCGCTGTCGATGCTATCGCCGTCATTGCAACCGACGACAACGACGCCGCCGCCATCGCCGCCGATGATGCAACCATCACCGCCATTGCAACCGATGATGTCGCCACTGCCGTCATCGCAGCCAGCGATGCGACTACGGCCGCCAACGCAGCAGGGGTCACCACCACCGCCGCCATCACAGCCTGCGATGCCGCCATTGCATTCATCGCCGTTGACGATCCCGCCACAGCAGCCATCGCCACCGGCGACGCCACCACCGCGGCTATCGCCGCTGGCGAGGCCAACGCCGCCGACATCGCGATTGACGATGCCGCCACTGCCGTCATGGCCACCGATGACGCCACTACCGCGGCCATTGCCGCTGACGATGCGACCACCGCAGCCATCGCGCTTGACGATGCCGCCAAGGCTGCCATCGCAGTCGGCGACGACACGACGATCGCCCACGCAGACAGGTTAGCCAGCAAAACAGACATCGCCGTCGATGATGTCGCGACTGCTGCCATCGCAACCGGCGACGACACGACGCTCGTCCACGCCGACGCGTTCGCCAGCAAGGCTGCCATCCCGGTCGTCGACGCCGCCATCGCGGCCATCGCCGTCGACGACACCGCCACGACCGCCATCGCCGCCGGAGAGGCGATCACGGCGACCATGGCCACCGCGCTGGCGGCCACCGCCTTCATCGCGGTGGCATTGCCAAGCAGCAGATTGGTGATAGGCGCATTGCCGACGATGGCCGTCATCGCCGGCGCGCTGCCGGCGACCGCGCTCATCGCCGTCGGACTGTCGGCGACGCCGGCCATGATGGCGGCGCTGGAGACGATGGACGGCATCACGCCGGCGGAGGCCAGCTGCTGCTCGAAGCGCGCGCGGTTCCCCGCCTGCTGCAGATAGTTTTCCAGCGCGGCGCCGTTCATGTCGCGCAAGTAGTCGATGTCCTGCAGATCCAGGCTGCTGACCAGGCTGTGCGCCCTGAGCAGCGCCGACTGCATCACCAGATCGGTGGCGCCGGCGTTGCCGAGATCGGCGCCCAGCAGCTGGCTTTTGATCCGCGCCAGGTATTGCGCGCGGTACTCCTGCAAATCTTTTGACATGGTTCCTCCGGGTTTACAGGCCCGCGCCGGCCAGCGCAGTCAGAGTTAACAGCTGGGCGTCGACCGCGTTTTTGCGATCGACGAACTGGGCGGCGGCGGCATCGATGTCGCTGCGGGCGCGCTTGAAGGCGGCCACCAGTTCCTGCACGGTGTCCAGGTTGAGGTCGTCGCTGGACAACAGCGCGTCCAGGCTGGCCATCTTCTGGTCCAGCGCCGTGAAGGCGTCGCGTATGCGCAGCACGTCCTCGGCCAGGCTGTTGCCGGGATTCGGCAGCGGCAGGTTCAGATGGGGGGTCTGATTGTCCATCTGCCCTCCCTTACAGCACGATCACGCGCAGATTGCGCACGCGCGGCCGGGCGGCGCTGTTGCCGGACAGGGTCAGCTTGACCCGGAGCATCGCCTCGCTGATGGAAGCCAGCTCGTGCGTCATTTCCATCCAGCCATCGCCCAGCGGCTTGCTGCCCTGGTAGGCCACGGCCTGGAAAACATCGCCGTCGTCGATGCCGGAGGCGGCAGCCGTCACGCTGGCGCCGGCCGGGATCAGCGCGTCGAACACCACCCGCACCCGGGCGTTGACGCCGGCCGGAATGGCGCGGCTGACGTAGTCGGCGCTCTGCGCGATCTGGCCGCTGACCAGCTGGGTGCCGGGGAACAGCACCGGGGACGCGCTCTCGGTGCCGAGCAGGCGGGCCGAGACGCCAACCTGCCCGCTCAGCGGGGCCGGCAGGCGCACCGGCTGGCCGTCGGCCACCTGCACCGCGCTGCCGTCGGGCAGGCCCAGGCTGTATTCGACGCGGGCGGCGGCGGACGGGCTGTCGGACAGCGACAGCAGCATCAGGTCGGTGGCGTTCTTCACGTCGATCTTGCCTAGGTCTACCGTTCTGGCGGTCACCGCGTAGCTGGCGGCCAACAGGCGGAAGGCCATGTCGCGGTCCTGATGCGCGGTCCAGCTGCTGGCGTTGCTGGACGACAGCAGCACGCCCACCTGGTAAGGCTGGCTGGTCACCCAGCGGCTGGCGCTGTTGTCCCACTTGCCCAGCTCGGCGATGGCCAGCGCGGCGTCGGCGTCGTCGCACAGCACCACCAGCGCGTATTCGACGCTGCCCTGCAGGTTCACCGGCGCGGCGAACTGGATGCGGGTGGGGCCGGACAGGACGATGTCGGCCGGCTGCAGATGCGCTTCGGCCAGCACCGAGCGGGACGGCACGCCGGTGGTGGTTTCGCGGATCTGCACCGCCACCGGGCTGGCGCCCTTGGCGGTGAACCACAGCTCGATGCCGCCCAGCTGGGTGTCGGCGTTCAGCGTGAAGGTCTGCGCCAGCGGGTCCACCTGCCAGCGGGTTTCGGTGATGCGGGTGATCTGCCGGCGCAGCTCGGTCTGCAGCTCGCCCTGGCCGACGAAGACCGCCTCGCCGCGGCTGCCGCCGGCGCCGACGAACTCGACGCGCTTGACGCCGGCCGGCACGCCGGGCGGGATGGTGAACTTGCCGGCGAGCAGGCCGGCGCTATTGGCATTGAGAGGCATGGTTTCTCCTTACTGGGCGGCGGGCGCGACGCTGATGCCGTCGAACTTTAGGCTGGACAGGGCTTCGTTGGGGCCGAAGCCGGACACGTTGAAACGCACCTCGATGGAGCGCAGGGTTTCGATCGGCTTGCGGCTGGTGGACAGCAGCGCGTCGGTGGTGGTCTGGCTGACGCTGGAGCGGTTGCCGCTGCCCACCGTCAGGCGCTCGGTCAGCGGGCTGGCCCAGCTGGTCTGCAGCTCGGTCCAACGGTCCAGCGCAGGGGTCAGCGTCACCGCGGCCGGCAGCGGGTCGAAGGCGAGATAGGGGTTGATCTTCATGCTGCCGGTGCGCATCGGCTGCTCCAGCGCCGGAACCAGGCTGAAGGCCAGACTGGTCCGGTCGGACACATCGTTGGGCACCGAAGCGGCGCTGGCGGCGATGGGCAGGGTCAGCTCGCCGCCGACGATGGCTGCGGCCTGGACGATGCCGGCGTCGCGCATGCCGTCGGACAGGAAAGGATCGACGAACAGGCCCTTCTTGGCGCCGGCTTCGCGCAGTTGGGCGTCCGAAGTCAGCCGCTGCTGGGCGATCAGCTCGGCCATGCGGTCCAGCCGGCCTTGCAGCCCGGCCAGGTCGGACATCGGCACCACCCGCACGCCGTCATTGCTGACCGCGCGGTCCCGGGTCCAGGTCTGGACAATGGAGGCCAGCGGCAGCAAGGACGCCGGCACCGCCGGCGGCTGCGGATTCCAGTCGGCGGCCACGCCCTTGATCCACACCAGCTCGCCGTCTGCGCCGATGGCCAGGCGGTCGATGCGCGGCAGTTTCTGGCTGTAGCTGACCAGCACCAGGGTGCCGGCCACCGCGCCCTCCACGGTGAAGCCGGCGGCGTCGGACTGTGTGGGCTGCGCCGCGGCGATGAACTGGTAGCGGACCGTGTAGGTGCTGCCCGGCGCCGGCTCGTTGCCCGGCAGGCTCCAGTCCAGCTTGCCGGCGCTGAGCTTGTAATCGGTGCCGGCCGCATAAACGGTGCCGCCCTGCTTCACTTCCAGCACCGAGATCACGGAAGTGTCCGGCAGCGGGTCCTGGGCGCCGGTATAGCCGCCATGGGTCAGCGTGGCGGTGACTTCCTTGGTGATGCGCACTTGGCTGATCAGGGCGATGGGCGCGCGGTCGACATTGATGCGCTGGGCGCCGGCGCTGGCGCTGGTATGCGGCTCGCTGTCGATGGGCCGCAAATCGGCCGCGGCCGGATAGACCACGCGCCGCGAGGTGCTGAGCTCCACGCCGTAGCCGTTGACGCGGGCGCGGCCCTCGCTGACGGTGTAGACCTGCTCGCCGCCGGGCAGATCGGCGGCGGCGGCCACGGCCAGGCCGGACACCACATAGGAGCCGCCCGAGCTGTCGCGGTCATAGCGCGCCAGCGCCTGGGTGACGCCGTCCAGCTGCGGCGGCGGCTCCTTGGCGCGCAGCACGCCGTTTTCCACCTGGTAGACCGGGAAGAACTCGCCGGCCTGGCCGTCGCCGGCGAAACCCCACACCGCCTCCACCTTCAGCCGCGCGGCGCCGGCTTCCTGATAGTTGCGCGCGCCCACCGCCGGATCGCGCAGGCTGGGGTCTTCCAGCTCGGTCACCACCGACTCCTGCAGATACAGGCCGATGGCGACCACGCCGACCACGGGAATCGTCAACTGCTTGGGCGCCACGCCGCGCACCGCGCCCTTCAGATAGACGGCGCCGGCCTCGCAAACGGCCTGGCCGCTGTCGGCATGGACGACGACGCGGGCGTCGCGCACCACGTTGCCGTCGCGGAACATCGCGTCGGCCACGCCCTGGATGCGGGCGGACAGACTGGACTGGACTTCATTGAACTCGGCCGCTTGCACCGCATAGCTCGCCCGGAACAGGTGGGCGTCGAAATGCTTGGCCGGATCGAAACGGTTGTAGTAACCGTCTGGCATGTTGGACATGGCTGCAATCCTTACAGGGAGATGACGTGTTCGAAGGTTTCGCGGGTGGCCGGCGAACGGTGGATGGGGGTGATGCGCTCCAGCGCGACCAGGATGCCGGGGGCGGCGATCTGGTCCGGCGTGAAGTAGCGCTGGCCGGCCGGCAGATCGGGCTGGGTCTTGCTGCCGGCGAAAACGGCCACTTCGCGGATCACCGCGGCCGGCGCGTCGCCGAACTCGAAGGCGATGCGCAGCAGCAAATGGCGCGTCGGATCGTTGGAAACGCGGTAGCGGCCGGTGGGGACGACGATTTCGCCGGCCGGGTCTTCGGTGACGAAGCGCACCTCGGTGATCAGGCGGCGGCCCACTTCCGACACCAGCGCCGTGGCGTCTATCGGTTCGGGAACGGGCTTGTCGTCCCAGGCCGCCTGGCCGATGCCCCAGGCGAAATGCAGGGTCTGGGACGCCAGCGCGGCAGCCAGCGCGGCGCGACCGCTATGGGTCAGGGTTGCCATAAGCTTGTTTTCCTCAGGTGGTTAAGGTTTGGTGGGTGAGAGAGAGATCGCCGCGCCAGCGCCGGTCATCCCAGCGGCCGCGCCAGCCATAGTGGTCGGCGCGCGGGCCAAGTCCGGCGGTGTCGCCGGTAGTCAGCCGGTACTCCAGCCGCCAACCGGTGGACTCGGCCAGCGGCCGGTCCGACCAGCGCAGGCCGCCGTCCATCCGGATCGCGCCGCGCCAGTCGATCTGGCCGGTGTGCAACGAACGTCGGGTGGTGCGCGCGCCCATCGCGTCGCCATCGTCGGGCCGGACTGCCGCCAGGCCGTGCGCCGCCACCTCGACCGCCTCGATGACCAGACGCGTTCGGCCGGGGTTGAAATCGGACAATTTGCATGCGGAGTCGGACCAGATGAAGCGCCCGGACGAGGTTTCGGCCCAGCCGCCGAAGCGGGTGTTCGGCTCGCCCAGCCGCGTGTCGCCGGACAGCACCAGCGCGGCGCGGGCGGTGCGCCGGTGCGGCGTCATCGGCAGCCAGCGTCCCCATGTTCTGTCGTCCCAGCCGCCAGTCCAGCTTGGCGAAGGCGGGTTGCCGGCCAGGATGACCGGATCGCGCAATCCCTCCTTGTTGCCCAGGCCGATCAGGCGGCTGCGCATCACCGGATGGTTGAGCACCGGCGCGTCGCCGAAGTGGGCGGTGCCATAGCGCAGCATGTCCGGGTAGAGCGTGCGCGACGCATGCGCGCGCCGGCGCCCCAGCCCGGTGGCCGCCGCCGGGCAAGCCGCGGACAGCGGCCGCCGCCGGCCAAAACTCAGCTGCACGCCGTCCCGCCACACGCCGGAATCGTCCGACAGGAAGGCATCCGACCAGCGGTCGCCGCTCGACGCGTTCAGCACGCGGCGGTCGTAGCCGCCGTACAGCCGCGCCAGGTGCGAGCGGGCCGGCGCGGCGAAACGGGCCAGCTCCAGCACCGTCAGCAAGGCGTCGCCGTCCACCGGCGCGTCCAGTTCCAGCTGGAATTCCGCCCAGCGGGTGGCCGGCGCGGCGGCGTCCTCCACCTTGGCCGCATAACCCGCCCACGACAGCGCGGCCTCCACCGACCAAGGCGAGCCCTTGGCCCGGTGCCACGCCGCCGACTCCTTGATCGCGCGCCGCTTGGCCGCGTCATCGGGCAGGTAGGCCCACAACGGGCCGACCACGTTGAATTGCTCGGCCAGCAGAGGCAGGAGCTCGGCCGGGGTCTGGTCGATCAGGTAGATCAGCGCCGGCGACAGGTCGAAGCCGGCGCTGCGCGCCGACAGCGCGTCGAAAGCCCGGCCGCGCGTATCGCCCGCCAGCGGCGGAACCAGCAGCTCAGCCATCGCTCACCATCCTTCCCAGCGTCACCTCCACCGCCGCGCAGCGCGGCCATTGAGACGACGACAGCACCCGCTTGTCGGCCGGCTCCAGCACGCGCACGTCGTACAAGCCGTCGATGTCGTGCAGCGTGGTCTTGATCTGCGACGGCACGATGTCGCCGCCCAGCCGGCGGGCCAGGTTGGCCGCGTATCCCTGGCAGCGCTCCTTCGCCATCCGGCACACCAGATCCGGGATGCGGGTGGTCAGCACGTCCACTTCCAGCCGGATCGCGTAATCCACCACCTCGGCCGGAACCACCTCTATCCTGTCGTTGATCATGCGGGCCTTGTCGTCCGCCAGCGCCGTCTGGACGCGGCGCAGGGTTTCGGCCGACGGCGCGCCGTCTTTCCCCAGCACCACCACCTGCACCGTGCCGTCCGGACGCGGCGAAATCACCCGCACATCCGCCGCGTCGGCCGCCGCCGTCATCGCCGTCAGCCGGTAGCGGTTGGCCGAGCCCCAGGAATAGGCTTCCGGCGCCAGCCGGATGCGCTGGCGCAGATGCTCGTCGTCCTCCGCCTCCGCCCCGCCCCGGGGCTTCTCCGCCCCGGCCACCTCCACCTTGACTCCGGGATCATCCAGCAGCTGGTTGAGATCGCCCGCCTGCGGCAGATTGCCCGCCTCGCCCGGCACGGTGGCCTCCACCTCGCAGGCCAGATCCTGCGGCTTGTCCGTCAGATTCACCGCCAGCGGGGCGGTGGTCTGGAACTGAACCGCGGCGCTGCCGGCGATGCGCGCGCCGGCGGGCAGAATCACTTGCTTCGGCCCGCCGTCGACATAGGCCGGAAAGGTCAGCGTCACCCGCGCCGCCGCCGCCTGGGCCGGCTGGCGCGCCACGCCCACCAGCTCGCCCAGGTAATCCAGCATCGGCGCGCGGGCGAAGGCCACCAGGTTTTGCCGCCCGGCGTCGTTGAAGGCGGCGCGCGCCAGGCTTTCGCGGTAGGCGAACAAATCGATCAACAGCTGTTCCACCTGACCCGGATACAGCCGCTTGCCGGCCATGTCCTGATAGGTCGCGGCCATCTGGGCGGCGACGGTTTTGGGATCGTCGTCGATGAATTTGGGCAGGTCGGCGGTGGCGAGTCCGGGCTGGCGGTTGGCCAGCATTTCCGTCAGCAGCTGCTCCATCTGTTTCGGGTACTGCTGCCGGCCGCCCAGTTTCAGATAGGCGTCGGCCATGGCGCTGGCGGCGGCGGCCGGATCGACCATGGGCAAGTCGGGCAGATCGGGAAGGTTCGGGCTCATGGACGGGTCCTTGTCGGTTGGCTTACAGCCTAAGAGCTGCTAACAAAACCTCGCAGAGAACCTGAGCCAAGGCGCGCCGGCGCAGGCAGTACCCGCCCGTACGACAAGGAGGCGCAACGCAGGATCAGGGGTTTTGTTAGCGGGTCTACGTTCGATTTCGTGGATCACGCCGCCGGCTGCCGGAGCAGCCGCGGTATGCCGGTCGTCGTTATCGTCACGTCATATTTGCAGGTTGCCGCGGCCGCGGCTTTTGAAGCGATTTAGGAAATCAGTTGAAGCGGGCGCGGATAGAGCGTGACCGCCTCCCGACACGGCAGGCCCATGCACCAGCGCAGCGGGATCCCGCCGTCCAGCCGCGTCCTCTGCCAAGGCAGAACCGTGACGGTCTCGACACCACCATGGGCCGCGCCCAGGCGCAGCGGCCCTTGTTGGCGCAGCTCGCGCCGCGCCTGCGGATACACGCTGGCCACCTCGCCGCCGGCGGAAACGGCGGCGACCACGGGCAGCCGCTCGCGCAGCTCCACCCGCAGGTCCAGGCTCTCCAGCCGGGAACGGGCATTGCGGTACTGGTCCAGCATCTGGCGCAAGGCCTGGTAGGTGGCCTCGCCCAGGCCGCGGCCGGACAAATCGAGATCGACCTTGAAATGGAAGGGCCGGCCCTGGTATTCGAACCACTCGCTGATCCTCCCATCCAGGCCCAGCGTGGCCAATACCCGCTGCAGCGCCCAGCGCGTGCCCTTGTAGCGGTGCAGTTCTATCGCCTGCTTGATCAGATCGCGCCGCTGCGCTTCGCCGCCGGCCAGCTGCCAGCCCTCGTCGCCGGCCACGTGCAGCTGTTCGGCCAGCAAGGGCAGAAAATCGGCCTCCACCTGGTCCACCAGGTAAACCAGGAAAGGCGCCAGATCGATGCGCTGCAAGCGCCGGCTCAGCTCGGCCAGCGGCGACAGCCGCGTGTCGCCGGCCAGCGCATTGGGAGTGATGTCGGTCATTGGATAACCTTGGGAAGGACGCGCCGGCCGGATGGCCGGGCATGGGGAAAACAGAAAACCGGCGGCGCGCGGCCGCCGGTCGGGGATCAAGCGCCCCGGGAAAACAGCTTGAGGGAGGAACGCCAGAAACCGCCGGCATTGACCGCATCGCCAGCCGGCGCGGCCAGCGCGTCCGGCGATTCGGCCAGTTGCCGCAGCTTGGCCAGCGCGTCCTCGGCCGCCACGCGCGCGGCATCGGCGTCGACAGCGTTGCGCACCGCCTCCTTGCCCGCCAGGCGCAGCGCCCGGATCGCGTACAGCGCCTGGTCGCCGGCGGCGGCCTTGGCCAGGATGCCGTCCGCCGCGTCCTTGCCGGACAGGCCTTTGGCGCTGGCCCAGGCCTGCACCGCCGGCGGCGCATCACCCTTGCAGCCGCCGTCTTTATAGGACTGGGCCTCGGCGGCGGCCTGCCGGTATTCCAGCGCGCGCAGCTCGCTGCCGACATAAAACTGGCTGGCGGCGTCGGCGGCGGCGTCAATATTCCGCAGCAGGCGCGGCAACAGCTGCGCCGGACTTTCCGCCGGTTCCGGCATGTTGCCCTCATCCAGCCAAGCCTGATAATCGGCCCAAAAGCGGTGGCCCTGCGGAATGTGCGCGCCATCTTCGATGCGGATGATCACATCCGTGCGATCGGTCAATCGATACATGATCTTATTCTCCGTTTACAGTTCGGCGTCGGCGGTCCAGCGGGTTAACAACGTTGCATCATTCACATTAACCGGCGTAAAAGCCGGATTGCCCCAAGTAAAACCATTTCTGAAATCGTCGCCGCTATAGTTGTAAAGTAATTTGACTGAAATCGGCCCCGAGCTATATATATTGGTCGCGTTATAAGTCAATGCCTGCCCTGCCACCTGAGTATCGGGATTAAAGAAGAAAACCGAAGTCGGCCCACGCTTACTCTGCCGATAAGCCACCCATCCCATGTTGTCGTCGCCTCCCACAAAACGAGCCACTGCATAGCTTGTTTCGTAATAACGCTGGCACAGTGCGAGCTCCTCTGCCGGAGCACGTCGCTCGTACAATGTCGCCACCGGCCCCTCCTCCAATTGCACCTGAGCGATATCGAACACGCCGGTTTGCGGGCCAGCGATGGCGCTATGCGCCGGCAACACCGTGCTGTATGACACGCCGAAAAACACCGAAAGATAATCATCGCCATTCGGGCCGATGGTCTTGCCTTGGATCGATGGCGAAGTGAAAGTGAAGCTGTAGCGCTGCCAGCCCGTTCCCAGCTGGATCGGCGTTTCATTCTGCGCACGGGCGATGGGGGAAACGCCATCGCCGCTGCCGAAGCCTTGCTCGACATAGAACAGAATGGTTTTGGCCGCATCGGCCTTGGCCCAGAAACTCAAGGTCATGGTCTTGCCGGAAAAGCGGCGAACCCCCTCCACCCGCTGAGTGATCTGACAGTATTCGCGCGCGGGGGCCGCCGGCACCTTGGTCACCGCGATACGCAGGAAATTGGCCGCTCCGCCCAACGCATCGGTATCCGCCGCACTGGCGACGACTTTGGAAACAGTCACACCTGACAAACCCGGCGGCACGCCCAGATCCAGGCACCAGCGGTCCGCAGAACCGTAACCGCTGACGGTCTGGCTCACCCCGCGCTGCCAAACGTCGAAACCGCCGTTGATCAGCGCATTCCGCCGGTAAGCCTGGATCGGGAAGGTCTGAGCCGGGTCGAAGGCCACCAGCTGCGAGCCGCCCAGCACCTCGCCGCGCGCACCCACCGTCACCCGGTTGTAGCTGCCGGCGGTGACGCCGGTGCGGCCGGAGACCCGCTCGAAGGAAAGCGGCGTATTGCCCAGCTCCACCGGCGCGCCGGCGTCCAGCAATTGCCAGATCGAACCGCCGTTGGCCGCGCCCCGCTCCACCGCGACGAACAAGCCCGGCGTCACTTCCAGGCTGATGTTGGCGTCGGCGGCGCGCGCCCAGCTGCCGGCGCCTGCTACATAGATGCCGTTGTCGGCGCCGGCGGCCTGGTTCTTGGCCAGCACCCGATCGCCCAACTGCAGCGCGACGCCGTCCACCGTCTGCAAGCCGGTCAATACAATGGGACCGGTGGTCGCGGCGCGGACCGACGGCTTGCCGTCCAGCTTGGCCAGCTCCTCGGCGATGCGCGCGTCGACGCTGCCGCGGGTGGCCAGCACCACGCTCGGGTCCACCATCAGCGTCACCACCGCGGCGTTGGATACTTCCAGGATCATCCTCACGTAGAGCTGCTTATTGGCGCCGTCGGCCAGCACCGGCTTGTAGCTCTCAGGGAACTTGCCGACCGCGAACAGCGCGCCGTCGGCGTCGAACACGCCCACTTCGCGGATGGTGAAGCCGCCCACCTGGTCCGGGATCACCAGCTCGGCGACGATCCAGCTGGGGTTGGCCGGATCGGTGGACAGGTGGTTGAGCCCGGCGCGCCAGGCCTCGCTTTTCAGCGCGGTCTGGCTTTCGGTCGGCGTGTAGTACGCGCCGTTGTCGCCCTCGCCCACCGCCATCTGGCTGAGCTTCAGCGGCGCGCCGCCGCTGGCTGCGGCGGCCAGCTTGGCCTTGCCGACGGCGGTGAGCAGGGTGAAGAAATCGTTGTTCATCATGGTCTCCAGTCAAACTGCGAATAAGATGGCGCCGCAGCTCAGAGCGGCGGGCTGGTCGGACCGTGCGCGCCCATGTGGTTGTGGCCCACCAGGCTCTTGCCGCTGGCGGTGACGTCGCCGCTGACGCTGACGCTGCCCGTTACAGTGGCGCCGCCGCCGCCCGAAACCGCCAGGCCGCCCTTGCCGGTGATCGCGCCCTGCACCGTCAGCGTGCCGCTGATCTCGGTGGCCGGCGCGTTGATGCTGACCTTGCTCCCGGCCTTGACGGTGACGGTCTGGCCGCCGTCTATGGTGATGCTGGAGGCGGCCTTGATCAGCACGTCGGCCTGGGTGTCCACCACCACGTGCTTGACCCCGCCGTTGACGGTCAGCTGGTTCTGCTGCCGGTCGTACTCCAGCACCGCGCCGTCGGCGAAGCGGCGCTGCCATTTATCCTCGCTCGCCACCGGCACCGCGTCCGCCTCGGAATAGATGGCGCCCAGCACCACGCCGTCCTCGCCGCGGGCGTCCATCAGCACCGCCACCTGTTCGCCGATGTCCGGCAGCCAATAGTCCTTGTCCTTCAGGCTCTTGCGGCTGAGAACCGGCAGCCAGGCGGTCAGCAGCTGGCCCAGCTCCGGCAGCCGCACCCGCACCCGCTGGGTGGGAGCGTCATGCTCGGCCACGCTGCCGAATTTCAGCGTCGCCAGCGCGTCGGGCAGGGAAACGTCGTTCATTTCTTCTCCTTGGCCGCGGCGGGCGCCGCGCGTTTCAGGTCCAGTTCGCAGATATAACCTTCCTGTCGCGACAGGCGGTGGCGGGCCCGCTCGATCAGGTAGCGGCCGGACAGCTTGCCGAAGCCGGACAACTCCACGTTGCGGCCGGCGGCCAGCTGCGGCGAGCCGTCCACGGTGACGCTCATCTCGGTACGCGCCAGTTGGCGGCGCTCCATCTCTGCCTTGGCCTGCAGCTCCGCCTGCGCCCGTCCGCCCGACTTGCGGGTGAGCTTGACCACGTCGGCGCTGCTGGCCTTGCCGCCGGGCGAGCGCGCGTCGGCGCCCACCCGCGCCGTCTGCAGCTTGCGCTTGTGCGGGTCGTGGTAGCTGACCTCCACCGCGCTGGGCACCTGCGACAGCTGGTCGCGCGCGCGCCAGGCGATCAGGTCCGACGGCGCGAACTGGCGCACGCTGGCGGACGCCACCAGCTCGGCGCGCTTCCAGAACACCAGCTTGCGGTTGTTGTCCATCACCTTGCAGACATAGCCGTAGTGGCTGGACACCCGCAGCAGGAATTGCAGGTCGGTTTCGTGGTACTGGGTCAGGCGCTCGATTTCGACATCCTCGATCTTGCCTTCCAGCTTCATGCCGTGGCGCTTGGCGATCCGCTGCGCCAGCGCCTGCAGCGTCAGCTTGTCGTAGGCGCGGCCCTCCGGCGTGCGCAGCGGATGCTGGACGCCGGTGGCCAGCGCGCGGATGTGGACCACCGACGGCGGCGCGCTGTAATCGACCTCGTCCACGTCGAAGCTGCCCAGCGCCACCAGCGCCGCGCCGCGGTAGCCCAGCTTGAAGTCCAGCGTCGCGCCCTTGTCCGGGTACCAGCCGTTCAGCCAGCGACCGTCGCAGTCTTCCAGTTCCACCTCCAGCTCGTCCGACTCTCCGGACAGATGGTCGGTGTAGCTGATGTTGAGCGCGTACTGGGCGATGTCGGCAGTGATGGACTTGCCGTTGTAGCTGAGCTCGAACGCCGGCGCCGCCACGTCCTGGATGCGACTGTCGGTCATGAGCGCCTCCACGGCGGCAGCTCATCCAGCGCCGCCTCGTCGCGCGCCTCCAGCAGCGGGATGGCCAGCTGGGTGCCGGCCGGCAGCGTCTCGCTGATCGGCGCCTGCGGATTGGCGGCGATCAGCATCACCATCTGGCCGACGTCGCCGTAATAGCGCCAGGCGATCTGGTCCCAGCGCTCCCCTTCCTGACAGATGTGCTTGAGAAACATGGTTCACTCCAGAATGCGGCGCAGCACCGCTTTGGCGGCCAACTTCGCCATCTCGATGTCGCGGGCTGGCCAGTTTTTGTCGATGTCGCGGACCGTCGCCTCCGCCTTGCCCAGCTTGTCGGCGACGTTGTCCAGCGTGCAGCCCTGCATCGTTTCGGCCAGCGCGCCAAGCTGGCGGCCCATGGCCTGAAACTGCGGGATCAGCGGCTTGATGCTCTCAGCCAGCCGCGAATACGGCTGGATGAACTGGTTCAGTCGCTCCACGCCCTGGGCGATGCCCGGCACCGCCGTCTGCACATCCTTCAGCACGCCCGGCACCCGTCCCAGCGCCGACAGCGGATCGCGCCGCGCCAGGTCTTTCAGCTCGCGCACATCGTTGACCACCTTGCGCGCCTGCACCGCCATGGTCTTGGCCTGGGACAGCGCCTTGCTCAGGCCGGACAGGTCCGGCTTGAAGCCGGCGCCGGCCAGCGACTGCTGCAGCTTGGCCTGCGGCAAGCCGCTGACGCTGCCCAGCAGGCCAGGCTTGGGCGACGGCGCCGCCTGGCCGCGGAATTCGCGCAGCGACAGCTGCGCCTCCACCGCCAGCAGATTGCCGGTGCGGTCGCTCTGGCGGCCGGTGCTGGTCAGCTCGGTGATCACGAAATGGCCTTTGTGATCGCCATTGCCCAGCACCAATGCCAGCGCCTGGTGCGTCTGGCGGGCGGCGTGCAGCCGCTGCAGCTCGGCGTCCGGCTGGCAATAGGCGGCGTGCAGCACCAGATCGATGCGGACCTCGTCCAGACGATCGCCGACGAACTGCAGCACCGGTTTGCCGCCTATCCGCGCGTGCTCGGCGTAATCGCTGCCGCCGCGCTGCTCCAGGCCGTCGAAATAACTGATCAGGTCGAACTCGATGTCACCCAGTACTGCGTACATCGTTTGCTCCTTTCTTCATGGATGCGTCTCCTCAACCCCGCGCCGCGTAGCTGCGCCGCTGACGGTCCGCCTCGTAGCGCTTCATCATTCGTTCGAACTCGGCGAAAGACTGCTGCATCGCCTGTTGCGCCTGCTGCTTGACGCCGGCCGACGCCGCGCCGTTGATGGTGATCTGCGGCGAGAAGGTGATGTTGAACACGGCGGCCGGACCGGCGGGCTTGGCCGCGGCCTTGTTGGCCGTCTGCTGGATGCGTCGCAGCTGTTGCGCCTGCTGCGCCTGAGCGGCCGGCTTGGCAGCGGGTTTGGGGACAGGTTTGGCTGGCGCCGCCGGCTTGGGAACCGCCACCGGCTTGGGCGGGATCGCCCGCTTGGGCACTGCCACCGGCTTCGGCGCGGCGCCCGGCTTGCCTGCCCAGTTGCCTATCTTCTCGCCCAGCCATTCGCCGCCCTTCTGCCCCAGCCAGCTGCCCACCTGCCGGCCGACAAAGGTGCCGACGCCGGGCAACAGCATGGTGCCGATGGCTGCGCCGGCCGCGCCGCCGGCCAAGGCCCCGGCGGTGCCGCCCAGCGTCTTGCCGTAGGCGGCCGCCTTGGCCTGCGGGCTCAGACTGGATCGGCTGGTGGACAGCAGATCCATGCCCACGCCCAGCAGATCGGCCTTGCCGATCAAACTCTTCAAGCCCTTTCCGCCCTTGCTCAGCGCTTTGAGTCCCGTGTTCAGCAAGCCGCCGCCGGACTTGGGCAGCTTCAATCCGGACAGCAAACTCTTGCTCTTGCCCGGCAGGCCGCGCGCTTCCTTCAGCGCATTGCCAGGCTTGACCGATGGTTTCGCCGCCGGCTTGGACGCGGCTTTAGGCTTGGCGGGAGACTCGGCCTTGGGAACCGGCTTGGCCCTTGTCTTGGGCTGGGGTTTGGAGGCCCCGCCGGTTTTCGGCGTTTTGGCCGCTGGCTTGGCGGCCGGGCGCTTTTTCCCCTTCCCGTCCTTGCCCCCGGCTTTGGCGCCAGGGTCGCCGCCGGAGTCATCGCCGGCCAACAAGGTGCCGGCGGCTGCCATCGCCTTTTGGAAAACGTTGCCGGACGCGCCGGAGTAAGCGCGCATGGCCTTGCCCGCCATCCCGCCGGCCTTGGACACGGTCTTGCCCAGTTCCTCCAGCTGTCCCAGCCCGCCCAATAGCGAATCGACGCTGGGCAGCACTCCGCCCAGCTTGGCGTTGAGCTTGCCGTGGAGGAAGTCCAGCGCCTCGCGCCCCTCGCCCTTGGACAACGCGGCACGCAGTCTGCCGCTGGCGTCGGCCACCACCGCGCCGCCGCGCTTGGCATAGTCGGCCGCGCCGGTCAGGCTCTTGCCGGCGTTGCCCGGTTTCAGGTCGGACCACTTGACGCCGTCCAGGCTGCGCAGCGTCGCGCCGGCCAGCTGGCCGCTTTTGGATACCACCTGGCCCACGGTCTCGGCGGTCTTGAGGCCGCCCAGTATCTTGTCGACGCTGGGCAATTTGCCGCCCAAGGCCTTGTCGAGCCTGCCGTGGACGAAGTCCAGCGCTTCGCGCCCTTCGCCCTTGGACAAGGCGGCATGCAGCTTGCCGCTGGCGTCGGCGATCACCGCCCCGCCGCGCTTGGCGTAGTCGGCCTTGCCGAGCAAGCTCTTGCCGGCGTCGCCCGGCTTGAGATCGGACCACTTGACGCCGTCCAGGCTGCGCAGCGCGGCGCCGGCCAGCTGGCCGCTCTTGGACACTACCTGGCCCACCGTCTCGGCGGTCTTGAGGCCGCCCAGGATTTTTTCGACGCTGGGCAGCTTGCCGCCCAAGGCCTT